TTACTTGTTTCAAGTCAAAGGAGATCACGTCTACAAGTGTCACAACTGTGGAGTGACGAGATCCTTTAGTAACTTTCTAAAAGAGAACTCAGAATCTTTGTATGATGAGTATCTTCTGGAGAGGTACAAGGAGGGTATCGGTGGTAGGAACGTGGAGAAACCTGACCTCACTAAGTTTGTGTCGAAACCCGAATTCAAAAAGAAGACTGTATTAGATCTTACACGGGTTTCTGATCTAAATAATTCTCACGAAGCGAGGGGTTACTTACTTGGAAGAGGTATTCCTGAAGACAAACTGCATATATTTTACTTCTGTCCGAACTTTAAGAGTTGGACAAACAGTTTCAAAGAAGTCTTCCCGAATACAAAACCCGCTGACCCTAGAATAATCATTCCTCTGATCGATGCGGATGAAAATCTCATCGGTTTTCAGGGGAGGTCTATGGACATCAACAATCACATGAGGTATATTACTATCATGCTTGACGAAGATGCCCCAAAGATCTTTGGTTTAGATAGAGTTAATCCGAATGAAACTGTATATGTCACAGAAGGACCCATCGATTCGATATTCATCCGTAATGGCATTGCCATGTGCGGCGCTGATGTTGATGTCAGCTCTATGGATTATCAATTCGTATTCGTCTTCGATAATGAACCGAGGAACCGAGAGATCGTTAATCGAATTGAGAGAACGATCGATCAAGGATACCAAGTAGTCATCTTCCCCAAGTCCATACAACAAAAGGACCTGAATGATATGGTAAACGCTGGACATGACGTGCAGCATCTGGTAGAATGTAACACCTACCAAGGACTACAAGCAAAGTTAAAGTTATCTGATTGGAAAGTATGAGTAACGGCATCAAAGTTATCAAGAGAAATGGTCAAACCGAGAAGATCAATCTCGATAAAGTACACAAGATGGTAGACCTTGCCTGTGAAGGTCTTGCAGGTGTCTCTGCTTCCCAAGTTGAGATCAGTAGTGGTTTACAGTTTTTCGATGGAATCAAAACAAGTGAAGTGCAAGAAATTCTTGTCCGTTCTGCGAGTGATCTTATTAGTCTTGACGCTCCAAACTATCAGTTTGTTGCTGCTCGACTTCTACTCTTTGGTCTCCGCAAATCAGTGCATGGGCATCCTGAAGAATTTCCATCTCTGCGTCAGCATGTAACGAATTGTATTGAGCGAGGTGTGTATGACCCCAGCATCCTGAATAAGTATAGTCAGGAAGAGTGGGAAAAGATTGACACATGGATTGACCATGGTCGTGACTATCTGTTTACATATGCTGGTCTACGTCAAGTTGTAGACAAGTACCTTGTGCAGGATAGAAGTTCTGGGAAGCACTATGAAACTCCCCAGCAGATGTATATGATGATCGCTGTTACCCTGTTCCAAAACTATAAGCAAGATCGTCTCCACTATGTCAAACGATACTACGAAGCAATCAGCAAGCACAAAATCAACATTCCCACACCTGTCATGGCGGGAGTGCGAACTCCACTTCGACAATTTGCTAGCTGTGTTCTTGTTGATGTTGATGACACCCTCGATAGCATCTTTAGTTCTGATATGGCTATCGGCAGATATGTTGCACAAAGGGCGGGCATCGGTATCAACGCAGGCAGAATCCGTGGCATCAACAGTAAAATCAGAGGTGGAGAAGTTCAGCACACGGGTGTTGTACCGTTCCTCAAAAAGTTTGAGTCAACTGTCAGATGCTGTACACAGAATGGCATCCGAGGTGGATCAGCGACAGTACACTTCCCAATCTGGCACCAAGAAATAGAGGACATCATCGTCCTCAAAAACAACAAAGGCACTGAGGATAACCGTGTTCGTAAACTTGATTACTCCATCCAAATCTCTAAACTTTTCTACGAGAGATTTATCACTAACGGGACCATTACTCTCTTTAGTCCTCACGATGTTCCTGGGCTTTATGACGCTTTCGGTACTCCTCAGTTTGATGAGTTATATGTACGATACGAAGCAGATGAGACGATCCCAAGAAAAACCATTGGTGCTCAAGAACTGATCCTTGATCTTCTCAAGGAACGTGCTGAGACTGGTCGTCTTTATCTGATGAACATCGACCACTGTAATTCACACTCGTCCTTCAAGGACAAGGTGAACATGTCGAACCTGTGTCAGGAGATCACTCTCCCCACAGATCCTATTAACCATATCGATGATGCGGATGCTGAGATTGCCCTGTGCATTCTGTCTGCTATTAACATTGGTAAGATCAACCATCTTGAAGAGATGGAAGAACTCTGTGATCTTGCTGTGAGGGGTCTGGAAGAGTTGATTGACTATCAGGAGTATCCCGTTGCTGCAGCACGTCGTAGCACCCTTGCAAGGCGCTCCTTGGGCATTGGATACATCGGTCTGGCACATTACCTCGCTAAGCATAAAGTTAAGTATGATTCTCCCAATGCATGGAAGTTGGTTCATGACCTCACTGAGGCATTCCAATACTACCTGTTGAAATCCTCCAACCAACTTGCAAAAGAGAAAGGTGCATGTGCTGCCTTTGATCGTACTAAGTACGCAGACGGTATTCTGCCTATCGATACATACAAGAAGGAAGTAGATGAATTGGTTCCAAACGAACTTGCTTATGATTGGGAAACTCTTCGAGGATCTATCACCACCCACGGTCTCCGACACAGCACTCTGTCCGCACAAATGCCTTCTGAGAGCAGTTCCGTTGTGTCAAATGCCACAAACGGAATCGAGCCTCCTAGAGACTACCTGTCCGTTAAGAAGAGCAAGAAGGGACCCCTTAAACAGATTGTTCCACAGTACCACGCTCTTAAAAATAGTTACACTTTACTTTGGGATATGCCTGACAATAGCGGTTATATTAATGTGGTCGCAGTCATGCAGAAGTTCTTCGACCAAGCCATCAGCGGCAACTGGTCCTACAATCCAGAGAACTATCCCGACAACGAAGTCCCTGTGTCCGTGATGGCAAAGGACTTTTTGAATACATATAAGTACGGTTGGAAGACCTCCTACTATCAGAACACATACGACAACAAGAAGGATGCTGATGAAGATTTAGACCAGAAGAGAAGCGATCTAGAATCTTTAATTAAAGATATCGAGAACGCTGATGAAGATTGTGAGTCCTGTAAGATTTAATAACGAATGGAATTTATCAAAGACACCACCAGTAAATCTAAGAAGATTGAAGGCATGACGGTATTCAATACCAAGCATGTAAACATTAAGAAGCAACCGATGTTCTTCGGTGCTCCCTTGGGTCTCCAACGTTATGACAATTACAAGTACCCAATCTTTGACAAACTCACTCAGCAGCAACTGGGATACTTCTGGAGACCTGAAGAGGTCTCCCTCCAAAAGGACAGGGCAGATTATCAAACCCTCACTAAGGAACAGAAGCACATCTTCACGTCCAACCTTAAGTACCAAGTCATGCTTGACAGTGTACAAGGGCGTGGTCCTGGGATGGCTTTTATCCCTTACTGTTCACTACCTGAACTTGAATCTGCCATGACTGTGTGGGAGATGATGGAGATGATCCATTCTCGCTCCTACACCCACATCATTAAGAATGTGTACCCTGATCCTGCTGAGATCTTCGACACAATTTTAGATGATGAAAAGATTTTGAACCGTGCAACCACGGTCACTTCAGCCTATAATGAGCTCATCAATGCTGCTCAGATGTATGGCACAAGCAACGATTGGATCTATGCCCAAGAGGACATCGACTATGCCAAGGGAAACCTCAGAGAACTCAAGAGAAAACTCTACCGAGCAATCGTCAACGTCAACATTCTTGAAGGAATTAGGTTCTATGTCTCCTTTGCTTGCTCGTTTGCGTTTGGTGAGCTCAAACTTATGGAGGGATCCGCTAAAATTATCTCTCTCATCGCACGAGACGAAAACCAGCATCTTGTCCTTACTCAAAACATCATCAAAAACTGGCACCAAGGCGACGACCCAGAAATGGTGGAGATCGCTAAGGAAGAAAGAGACAATGTGATTCAGATGTACAAGAATGCTGTTGATGAAGAGCGTTCTTGGGCTGAGTATCTCTTCAAGGATGGATCGATGATCGGTCTGAATGACAAACTGCTCACCCAGTATGTCGAGTGGACTGCCAACCGCCGCATGAAAGCGAT